GTTTCATTATCTAACACCTCTCTTTTAGCTGGGAAAGTACCTATCGGTGTAAAACAATTGTTATTCGTCTCAGTATCTTTAGGTAATAGATTATATCTAACCCCGTTTACATCTTTGTCCGTTATAACTTCAAATGGGTATAATCCTCTTATTAAAGGATCATCCTTATCGATGTCATCTAATGGAATGAAGACACTAACCTTAGCATTAGGAACACCAAAACCGCTATTAATAACTACACGACCTACAATAACACCATAATCAGAACAAAATTTTCTATAAGCATCTTCTTGAGATATCTTCAAAGAAAGTACCTCAACAAAATCAAAATCTTGATCTAGTTTTAATTTCAAATATTTGTCACCACCATTTGGTGTTGTTCTTATTCTTATTGTGTTCGACATATTAATTATTTGCTTCTATTTGTTATGTCTTCTACATCTACCATAACAACCTCATCTTCTGTTAGTATTTCGTAATCATCTTCATGATCATCCATTGGTTGTTGAAACTTCTTCCCGATTGCGACTAACAAAGGTTTAACATTAACTTCTTTATTTAACACAATCATTTTGAACATAAACCATATTATAAACAAAACAATTATTGGTAGTGTCACTAGCAACAACAAAAATACTAACGATTTAAAAATGTATTTCAACATAACTTGACTTAGACTCTCTGATGACTCTCCATCTTTCAAATAATCGTTCATCTTTTTATCACTCTTACAATTACAACTCATATTAATCTATTTTTAATTTTCTTTCAATATTTTTTATCATTGAAAGCATACTGCTTAATTCATTTTTATTTTTGATTTGACTCTCTAATATTGATATCGACTTCTTAATTTCAGTTATTGAAGATTTGATATGTGACATATCTCGATTAATACTTTCAATTTCAAGTTTTAAGTCTTTCTTTATTTTTATTGCGTTTTTATTGATCTCATCAATATCATTATCAATTTTTTTTACATCTCTTGAAATAACATCAAAAGACTTGTCAATTAATTTAGAGAATTTTATCAATTCTGGTGAAAACACTTCTTTATCTTTCATATTATTTATCTTTCATATTATTTAACTCGCACACGAATATCCATAGTTGGATACTTTATCTCAAACATACTTATAGGATCACCGAATAATGTATAGTCAGATGATATATCTATTTGTCTTGTTGTTGAATCTGTATATGGTTGTGAAATTTCATTAACACTATATTTTCCCTCGCCAACCTTATTATATACTCTTAGATCAATAACGTTTAATACTCCACCAACATTGTTTATCGTTTCAATTAATGATGACATATAAATATTGTCACCCATTTGATACTTGTTTATATCCATAAAACTTTGAACATCACTGATAACTTGACTTATTATTTGTGATTGTGATAATTTTTTATCAACAAATAAATCAATTTCAAACGCTAGATTTATAATTCTACCATTAGTTATTTGAATATAATCATTTATCATTCTAAAATCTGCCAAATATGTTGCAATATTATCAATTAATGTACTAGTAGATGTATTTGTTAATTTTGAATCGGCATCTAACCCTAATACATAGACTTTAATTTTATTCTGCTCTTCAAATACACCACACCTAAATGGAACACCAAATGTTCCTGGCATTAAACCAATTCTTGTTTGATAATCCTTTATTGTTACTGCTCTATTTTGTGAAGAAAAATTATATCTTGTAAGGTTTCTAATTTCCTCAACACTTGGTTCATTTCTACCACCTAATGCTGGAAATAAATTATTCACTTTCAATGATGATTTAACTGCATTATTAGTTGCTTGAACTGGACCATTAACTGTCATATTAATAATACCTAGATTCTTTAAGACATTTGTTCCGATATTTGTATCAGCACCACCACCAACTCTATATTTAATAAACATTGTTGTATTTGCAGTAGGTGTTTCACCAAGAGACATATTATTGATGAAGTCACCAATTTGATTTACCAAAGCAGCATTTGTATCAAAATTTGATAAGCTGCTCACATCTTGACTACCCCCACCAAAGATTATCTTCGTAAACCCTAAATCTGTATACTCACGAATAAATTTTTTAGTTGTTGCCACCCACTTTCCTGGTCTAATACCAGCATTATCACTAGTTTTTGAATTATCATCCACAAATATTTCATTTTCAGCTAATGAATCCATTTCAAACCATTTTTTATCCATATCTAGAAATTGATCTAGAGTTGGGTCCTTGGTAAAGTTTGTACCTTGTAATGATATTATTGAATCAATTGATAATACATTATTGTCTGGAAGAATAATCTCTAAGAATGGCTTAACATCATTCGCATTAATAACTCTTTTGAATATTTTTGTGAACCCATTAAGAACTATTTCTCTTTTAACTATAGTATAGTTTACAAGGATATTATTAGAATTGAAATTTGGAATGACAAGTCTATTTGGAATACCACCAATTGTAAATGGACTTGAAAAATCAATATCATTTGTTACTTCAAATACTTTACCAGCACCAGTTACTTGAGAACCAGACCTGATCAAAGGAGCATACGATAAATCAAAGGTATCACCTAATACTGGTAAGGTAACTGAAAAATCTACAATAGTAATACTTGGCCTTTTTCCCGGAATCTTTAATCCAAATGTTCTAGCCATAGATAATATAGAACTTCTTTCTTTAGCATAATCTATTTGTGTTTCTTGAAACATTTTATCTGTATTGAATGATAGCATATCACCAACAGCAGCGTTCAATTCCAAAAGCATCATACCAACAGATGCATCGTTAAAATCATTAAAGATATCTGGATAGTATTGTCTAGCCATATTAACCAAGTCAGAACGAATATCAGCGAATGTCCTACTAGTATAACCAATTCCTTTATTTGCCATATTAAATATTAATTATTATGAAATCTGATGTTGTAAAAACGTCATCTGTTATTGAGTAATCTAATCTTACAACAGCAGCATATTCGCTTTCTGTTGATTGTTCAACTGTTATTTGATTAATTTGAAGCTTGGGTAAAAAACGTTTTACCACTGTTTTGATCTCATCTTTAATCTTGCTTAGTGTTAGTCCATCTTCTGGTTCAAAGATAAATCTCAACAAATCAGTACCAAAATCTGGATTATATAGCCTCTGACCTTTTCTGGTTAAAATCAAATGCATAAGATCGCTTTTAATAGCTTCTGTTTCTGTATCATTTAAATCTAAAAAAAAGCCTTTAGAACTATCTTGAAAAGGATAATGAATATTTATATATTTACCTGTTCCCATATTAGTTATTGTATTTCCATTTAAAACCGCCAGTTGTTATTCTATTACTCATATGTTCATTTCTACATAAATATAATACTAAACTATTTTTATAAGTAAATATGGAAATAAAAAAGGTCCCAATGGGACCTTTTTCAAAAACTAATAATTTTAAGCTGAGCAACCTAGACACTCAAATTGACTATCTATTGGTTTTTCTGGCTTGACTTGTTTCGACATATCAATTGCTAAATGCTTTGCCTTCATATCAACCGATTGACTTCTTAAATAATACTGACCTGTTTTTAACCCTAATTTCCAAGCTAATGTGTGTGAAGTTGTTAGTTTACCTACTGTTGGTGTTGCAAAAAAGATATTAAGACTTTGGGATTGATCGATGAATGGTGCTCTGTCAGCAGACATTTCAATTAAGGATTTTTGTGATATTTCCCAAACTGTTTTATAGATATCTTTTAGTTCTTGACTAATATTTGGTATCCCTTGAATGCTACCATCACTTTTAATCATTTCATTCAAAATTTCTCTATTCCATAATCCTTCAGCTTCTAAATCTTTTACTAAATGCTTATTAACCATAGCAAATTCACCACCAGTTACCTTGCGAACATATAGATTGGATGTGAATGGCTCAAAAGCTTCATTAGAACCAATTACACGAGCTGAACTAGCTGTTGGAGGACAAGTAGTAAGCAATGAATTCCTAAGCCCATATTTTTTAATATCTTTCTTTAGCTGTTTCCAATCAAACATACCACTAAGATCAGCCTCTTT